TTCTGGATTTGCTATTGCGGTTGATACTGTTATTGGTAACGGTATTGCTCGTTACGAAGTTGCTAGTGTTACAGACGTTTCAAATACTATTCCATCAACTGTGTCCGGAACTCCAGTTAAGTCTGGGCCAACAGGCGGAAAGTATTATGTAACATATAGTTTCTCTGCATTACCATATACACCAAGATTAGATGTTTATACTGTTAGCGGTTCAACAACAGTAGGATTTAATGGTGCAAAGCAAGCAACTGCAAGCACAACAACTAGTGTTACATTAGAGTACACTAGCGATCCTGGAACATGGGCAGGCGGATCTGCAACAATTTGGGGACGCGGTAATATTCTAAGATTGAATATTAACACTGGCGGTAACAACGATACAGCGGCCAACGGACTTGCAGTTGATTTGGAACACGACCAAAAGATTATTGTTCGTAGTAACCAAAACTTTAAGTTCTATGAAGTCGACGACACTAACCCAACTCGTCCAAGTACTGCGTTAACTTTCGTAGGTGACCCGGATCCAGATGCTATTGTTTATCGTGTTCTTGCTTATAGCAGTAAAGGACCGTTAAGCGAAGACTTAGCAGAAGACGAAGCCATTCTAGGTTTTGATACAACCTACGACTATATTAAAATTCTAGTTAACGCAGACAACGTTGCTAACGTTGACCCGGACGACGGAGCAAAAACATTAGGTGCTACCGCAGGCGATACTAAGATTGCTATCGACCGTGTTAACGAAGTTGATGTTGAAGAGCGTTTAAACACAGGCGACATGATTTTAGCATGGGATGGTAAGATCCACAAAGTGTTAAGTTACACAGACTTAGGGTTAGTTGCAGGTTACGGTATTGTTGAAATTGAAGACGTTACTGCTAAATGTTTAAGTGGAACTACACCAGAAGGTTTAAACACTCCAGTAGATCCAAACTTTAACTTAGATATCGCCGAACCTCCAACATTACGTTGCGGCTTAGCAGAAACTGAACCTGCCGAAGTTATTGTTCGTATTAGTACATGTCGTGTAACAGGACACGACTTCTTAGATATTGGTACAGGTAGTTACAACGATACAAACTTCCCAAGTAAGATTTATGGTGCTCCAAAAACACCTAACCAAGCACGTGAAGTTACAGAACGTACAAGAGGACGTTGCTTCTATGTAACAACAGACCAAAACGGTATCTTCCGTGTAGGACGATTCTTCACAGTTGACCAAGGTACAGGTCGTGTAACATTCGCGGCGTCCATTGCGTTGTCTAACTTAGACGGCTTAGGCTTTAAGCGCGGTGTTACTGTTTCTGAATTCTCAAACGATGACAGATTTGTCGACGGTGCTAACGATGCGTTGCCAACTGAAGCGGCTGTCCAAGGTTACTTAGATAGACGTCTGGGCATGGACAGAAATAATGCCGCTATTGATTCTAGTCAGTTAATTGGTCCAGGATACTTAGACAGAGCAGGTTTATTAACATTTACAGGCCCTGATCCATTGGACATGGGCGGCTTCTTAATTTCCAACTTAGGAAGTCCAGTCGCAGATACTGATGCGGCTAACAAACTATATGTCAGAACACAAGAACTAAGCGATGACAGAGTAGATACTTCTACTGCTCCATCTAGAAGTTTAAACGACTTACTAGTATTCAATGGTGTTAAGTGGGTTAACGCAGAAACTGCAACCATCGGCGACATTCAAGTTGCACTAAACATTGGTACTAAAAATCTTGCACTAAACATCAAAGATAACACTATTATCAACAGCGATGTAAACTCTAGTGCAGGCATCGAACAAAGTAAGTTATCGATGACTGCGGCAAGCACACGTTCTAGTGCATCTGGTATTACACAAGCAGACAGAGGTCTTGCTAGTTTCAAGAGCACAGAATTTACTGCTACAAACGGTTGGATCGAACTACAAACTTCATCTAGCACAACAACTGGTGTTCTACAAACTAAACTACAGTACATTGCCAACGACACATTCTTAGGTAACTTAACAGGTAGTTCTACATACCCACGTCAAGTAACCTCAGGATCAATTGTTACTGCCGGTGATGGTATTAAAAATGCGTCGTTTGCTCCAGGAAGTGTTGGATCAAATGGCCGTGCAATGATTTTAACTGCTATTGGTCCAAACACTTATAGCACAACAAACATCACAACATCTGCACAAGCAAGTTCGTTGATTCAGTCAGATGGTAGCGGCCGTGTAGCAGTTGCACAGTTAGACTTAACATCTAGCAGTTATAAGACATTAAGTGTATCTAGTACAACACTTAACATGACAACACCTGGCGGTGTAGACTTCATGACTGCTGTTGGTGCAAGTGCAGGTGCAACTACAATTACAACAGTTGGTACGTTAAGCGTAAATGCTCTTACATCAGCAAGCACAACTACATTTAGTCCTGCTAACGCTACAGTAACTTTAAGCCCAACTGGAACTGGAACAGTTACTATTGCTCCTGCTACTGTTGGTTCTATTAACAACATGAACATCGGTGCAACTACTAGAGGTAGTGGCGCATTTACAAGTTTAGCGGCAAATAGTACTGTTACATTGACTGCTAACCAAGCAGTAACAGGTGCGGCAAACGGTACTGGTACACTACAAGTTACAGGTGGCGCAGGCATTAGCGGCGACTTACGTGTAGGCGGTACAATCTACGGTGCAATTACTGGTAGTGTAAGCGGTGCATTAAGTGTAGGAACTTACCTAAGTTTCAACAGTGGCACAACATATGACGGTAGTGCTTCGAGAACAATTAATACCAATGCTACAAGTGCCAACACTGCAAGTACTCTTGTTGCTCGTGATGGTAACGGCGATAGTAGTCACCGTTACTTAAATGCTAGTTATGTAAACACTAGTGACGATGTAAATACTGGTACACTAACATACCTAATGGGTAAGTTTGGCGACAACTACTTCCGTAGTGCTACAAGTGCTAAAGTTGCGGCATTCTTAAGTGGCAATACAATCAACAGTTTAACTATTGGCACACAATTAACGATGAATGCTAATACAAGTATTCGTCAAAATAACGGCAATAGTTGGACAGGCGATGCTCCAGCGGGTGTCGGTAAACTTGAGTATCATAGCAACCGTTGGTATATTAACGCTGGATCCGATTCAACTGAACTTGTAAGATTCCGTAGAGGCGGTTCAGATGTATCGTATATTGACAACAGCGGTACATACAACGGCCGTGCTACAAGTGCTAACTACGCTGACTTGGCTGAAAAGTACATGGCCGATGCTGTGTACGAAACAGGTACTGTAGTTGTGTTTGGCGGTGACGAGGAAATTACTGTTACAGACAAGCACAACGACACAAGAGTTGCAGGTATTATATCTGAAAAACCAGCTCACCTAATGAACAGCGGCTTAGAAGGCGAATGTGCTCTTGCAGTTGGTTTAACAGGACGCTTACCATGTAAAGTCGTTGGCAAGGTTAAGAAAGGCGATATCCTTGTAACTGCCGCTAAGAAGGGCTTTGCGATTGTTAATAACGATCCAAAACCAGGAACAATTATTGGTAAGAGTTTGGGCAACAAAGACGACTTAGGCGAAGGCTTAGTTGAAGTTGTTGTTGGTAGATTCTAAGGAAAACACTATGGCAATATATGACGATTTAGAAGAAATTAACTTAGGTAACGTTGTCAACGACGGTACAGGTGATGACCTAAGAACTGCGTTTGAAAAAGTTAAGACAAACTTAGCATTTCTGTATAACAACGGATATGCTCCAGTTAGTGCAGAAAACATCGGTTCTAGCGGTGTTGGTGTTTTTAAACAGAAGAACGCAAACAGTAACTTAGAACTAAGAAAATTAGACGGTGTCGATGCTGTAAAACTAACAGTAGTAGGCGACACAATACAAGTAACGTTTGACCCTACTGCTTCTGTAGACTTCAATGGACAAAATATCACTAACGTAGGGACCGTTACAGCCACTACAGTTAATGCTAATATAACTGGCACTTTAACTGGTAACGTTGTAGGGTTAATTAGAAACGGCGGAACGGAGTTGCAGAACCCGTTCGTGGACGTTACAGTTTTAAATAGACAGGTAAATACATTTGACTATGGTGGCATTGAACCTACATATACCAATCCTATAGCGTATTTGCTAAATGAGATTGGTACAGACATGGGCACAATTACAGAACCTAGCCCAATTAGTATAGATGCTGGCACTATAGCATAAGGAGAGAATAGAATGGCATTACAAATCCGTAGAGGAACAACCGCTGAAAGAACCGCAAGAAGATTCCTTGAAGGCGAATTAATTTACGATACAGAACTCAGCGAAGTGTTTGTTGGTGATAGTACCAACGGCATAGATGGAACACTTGGCGGTCGAAGCGTAACTGCGTTTACTTCAGAAGAAGCACAAGATGCTATTCGAGACCTGTTTGCGGCCGGTACACATACAAATATCAGTTTTGGATATAACGACGTAGGTAACAGCATTAGTGCAACAGTTAACTTGTCAAGTTATACTGGCAATATCACAGCATCTGGAACTATTACAGCAAGTGGGTTTAACGGCTGGTTAGAAGGTAACGTATTTGCAAACGATTCAACTCTCCTCGTTGATGCAGGTAACGGCAGAATTCCAGCAGAAGTTGTTCAAGGAACATTCACAGGTTCTGTAGTAGGTAACGCTAGTAGTGCAACTGTTGCGTCTACAGTAACGTTAACAGCAACAGATAGTACAAGTGCAACACATTATCTAACATTTGTTGACACAGCAACTGGTAACGAAACTGTTAGAACAGACACAAGTTTAACATACAATCCTAGCACAAACACATTAACAGCAGGAACATTTAGCGGTGCATTTAGCGGCACGCTAACTGGTAACGTTATTACTAGCACTATTGATTCATCCGACTCTAGTGCAATTACTGTCGTACCTGCGGCAGTGTTTAACTCAGATGTTACTGTCGAAAATACACTAAACACTCCGCATTTAAATGCTACAGCATTGGCAAACGTAACTGTTACAGACTTAACAGCATTTAGTTTCCAACCAGATGTACTTAACGTAAATGTAGTTTGCGATAACACACTAACTTCTGGTCCCGGTATTAACTTCACAGTTAGCTCTGCTACCGATGGTTTCTTTAATCCTGGTAGAATTGTTGCATACAGAGATACTAGCGATGTGGGTTTGGTTGAAATTCAAGCGAGAAATATTAACAACGGCGCTATGACTAGTGTTGTTCAATTCAGTGCCTATAACGGTGCTCAATTTAATAGTGCGATTGTTGCATTAGGTGGATTTAACTTACAAAATACACTAGGCAGAACTGCTCCTGCAACAGCCGCTGGCGTAGAAGGCGACTTTGAAGGTGACATGTTCTTTGCCCAAGACGGCGGCACTTGGTACTTGTACTACTGTACTGCGGACTGGGTAGACGGTTTATCAGATATTTGGGTTCGTTGGGCCGCTGGCGCAACCTGGTAATTTTTAATACCCGGTACCGATAAATAGTGTATCGGGAATTAAAAAATGCTGAATATTTGGAATCAACCTTCGGGCTATAGTTTTAACACATATAGCGAACGACAAACCCAAACAATACCTTTACCCATAATTTCGGGAGCAGACTTAACCGGCGTGACCTTTAGTGTCATTGCTGGGAGTCTGCCCGCTGGTTTACGTGTAGTTTATGACACAAACTTAACTACATGGGTCATCAAAGGATCTCCATTAGAAGTAGCAACAAATACTACTTCAACATTTGTTATTAGAGCATCCAACGGTTCTGAAATATCTGACAGAACATTTAGTATGACTATCGACGGCCCAGACGCACCTGTATGGGTCACTGCTGGACAAGATCCAGACATTCAAATATACGACTACGATCCAGGAGAAACATATTCTCCTGGAATGATTATAAGACGAACTGTAAGTTCAGTTAGTACCTTGTATCAAGTAACTGAAACTGTTACAGGTGTAACTCCCCCAAACAGCGACTACTATCAAGTTTTCACAGAACCCGATAATGCATTACCTGTTGGTCCTGTAACTACTCGTGTTTCTTCCATAGTAAGTGCTAGTAGAACTAGCAATTTAGTAACTTTGACCACTGCCGCTACACATGATTTTGTGTTTGGAAACAAAGTAACTGTATCAACCGACTCTGTAGATATTAACATAGTAAACGCAGAAGTCTTACAGCCGTTACCAAATCCTGGCGAAACGTACGACGACTACTTAATTAGAGTTGCTAATACAGTAACATACAATAAATTAGGAGCAAACTTCGGTTCTAGATCTCAAAGTGGTACAATTACCTTAGTAAGAGATCCTTTAACATTTGTATTAGATAACAGTCCTGTAGATTTTCAATTACAAGCAACAGACACAGATCTATCTTCCAACGATTCATTAGAGTACTTTATTGGAGACGGTGACGGAGAATTACCGCCTGGCTTAACACTAAGCACAACAGGAAGAATTACAGGGTTTATTGATCCAATTCTAGCATTAGACATTACAGCAAGAACAGGCTTCTTTGACAGCAACTTGTTCGATGCTTATCCATATGATTTTGGTAAGAGACCTAACATCGGCGAAGAAGATTATCTAAATTACATTACACCTCGCAAACTAAATCGCAACTATGAATTCATTGTTAGCGTCAGCGATGGTGAAAGTATTTCAAGAAGAAGATTTAGAATTTATGTTGTAGGTGATGACTTCTTAAGAACCGACAACACCGTTATGCGTGTTGGCGATGGCGCTTATACTGCTGACAGTACTTACTTAAGAGCACCTATTTGGTTAAGTGCATCTAATCTTGGTTTAAGAAGAGCAAACAACTATGTAACAATTATGTTAGATGTGTTTGATCCTAATCCAGATATTGGACCTGTAAGATACGAACTTGCAAGTTTAAATGACGACTTAACAGAAAGCAAACTACCCGACGGACTGTACTTAGATCCCGAAACTGCTGAAATATTTGGATTTGCTCCGTATCAGCCTGCTATTACTAAAGAATTTAAGTTTACTGTTAATGCTATAAAGTATGATAAAGAAAACTTAACAGAAGTTGAAGTTGCTATTGTTGTCGCGGATGACGCACCTATTGGTCAAAACTTTTTAAGAATACTTCCTTTACCGGCAGAAGACGTAAGTTTACTAATCGGAGATGTTATTAGAATCGGTCCTAGTGTTTATACTATGACTGAATACGTAAGCAACGATGTTATTGGCGGAACAGCATCTATTTTACGATTAGCAGAAAATTTATTAACTAACGTTACTGATGGGTTAATCATTAGTAAATTATACAACCAGTCTGTGGACGAATTTTCTTTCCAACTTTCTCCAAAGACATTTAGTATTGCAATCTTAGGAGAAGTAGACAGCGTAATTCAGTTTACTACAGACAGCGACCTAGGATCTATCAAACCAAGTTTCCCAAGCAGATTTGCTGTCGAAGCCACAACTACTGTTCCTAACGCTGTTTTAAAATATTCACTAGTAAGCGGAACACTACCTAAAGGATTAACTTTAAAATCTTCTGGAATTATTGAAGGTAAGATTAATCAATTCCGTGCAAATAGCGTGTCTGGCTTTACATTGTTTGATGGTGGAGCAACTACATTCGATGGCGATGCTATGACTGTTGACCGTAGTTATAGATTTATTGTTAATGCACAGGACCAGTTTAGATATAGTTCAGTAAACAAAGAATTTATTATTACAGTTAGCGAAGGAACGCTAACATTGTATAGTAACATCTATACTAAACCGTTGCCTAAACAAGAAAAGAGAGAATTGTTTTATAACTTTATTAACGACACAACAATCTTTACTCCAGAGAAAATTTATCGCTTAGGCGATCCAAACTACGGATTACAAACAGAATTAAAAATGTTAGTGTATGCAGGAATAGAAAGTAAAGAAATGCCAGAGTATATGGCGGCACTTTCTAAGAACATTCGTCGTAAGCGTTATAGAATTGGAGAATTGAAAAAAGCCGTTGCTAAGATCAACGGAAACAACGATATTGTATATGAAGTAATTTACTTAGAAATACTAGACGATTACGAAATTGGTAACAAAACTGCCGCTAATCGAATTAAACTAAACAATGCAGTTAATAGCCCATTAAAGATTAATCAGGCTCGACGAAATCCAGTCGATGGTAAACTAGGATCGTTTGATTCTGGTAGTAAAGTTGTTACCTACGAAAACGGCTACGTAAACGGAAGATTAAATGCTCCTGCTTTTGACAGATTCAGTCCTATCAATAGTCCAATTACTATCGATAGTGCTAACGTTAATGTCAGCGGCGAAGACATGGAATATGTTTACCCAAGTAGCATTAAAAACGTTAGAGCTAATATTGCCGAAGTTGGGCTAACTGAAAACGAGTTTTTACCGCTATGGATGACTACTCCGCAAACTAATAGGGTTGCGGCTACAGGGTATATTAAAGCCGTTCCGTTATGTTACTGTAAGCCTGGTGAAGGGCAATACATTTACGACAACATCGTAAACAATGGATTTGACTTTAGTCAACTAGACTTTGAAATTGATAGATTTATTATCGATTCCGACATTAACGACGTGCAAGAAAAGTACTTAAAATTCCATAATGCACGTTATAACATATGATAAATATCGTATAAAGGATACTTAATAACATGGCATACCGTGAAACACAAATTGATGAAAACTTTCCAGTAGCGGGAGTTGATAACGAAAGCCAAGGCTTTCGTGATAATTTTTCTGCGATTAAAGATACGCTAGTTCAAGCAAAAGCAGATGTTCTTGCACTACAAGAATCGAGACTAGATATTTCTAGCCCTAGCACAGATTTAAGCGGAAATACCATCGAGAATGTAAACTTAAAGTCCGAAACATACGAATTCAACGACGGCTCTGGTATTAGCTCTAGTCAAAACGTAAGTTATGCTTCTGGCTCGTTTCACTTATTAGCATTGTCTGGAGGTACAGAACTTGCACCGGTTGAATTAGTGCTATCCGACATCCCAACTTCGGGCGTTGCTAGATTTCAAATTGCTGTACACAGCGATGGAACGGAAAATTTCTTTAGTTTCAATACAGAAAATACAGGTAGATTTTTTGTGGACGGCTCTTGGCCAACACTTAGTGTCACTGCCGCAGCCGACGATTTTAAACTTTTTGAACTTTGGACTTACGACGGCGGTAATAACGTTTTTGCAAGATACCTTGGTACATTTAGTGCTCTATGATACACCCTTTAGCAGAAGATTTTAGCCAACTTAAAGATGCTGAGATTGAAAACAAAATTCAATCTCTTAGCAAAAAGTACTTTATGTCCGGCGGAAACTTAGCAGTTCAAAACCAGATTGTAATGTTATTAGACATGTACAAAGAAGAATTGTCCAATAGAAGACGCAAACTCTGGGAAGAACAATACCAAAAACGCGATACAGACCTTGACAGCCTCATTAATGTTAGTTAAAATAACTACATGAGAGTAGACAGTTTAGGCATTCCGGTTTTTTCAGCAGACGACATTTTTAACTTGATTTATCAAGGCAATGTTAATGCTTTGGAAAAAATCCTTGCGGAACCTAGCGCAGAAATAAATGAATTTAATTTAAATTCGGACAATATCTCAATTAAACAATACAGCCCACTAGACCTTAGTCAAGAAACGTTTGATGCGGCTATGCAACGAAACTGGTTCATGCCCGACGAATATAAGGACATGGACATAGAAAGTTTTTTAGTTAGTGTTTGTCCAAAGCAAAACTATCAAAGATTAATAGAAGAATTACAAGAATTTCGAGCCAGAAATATGCTAGATTTGTTACGATGGTTAAAGTATTTTGTAGATACATGCCGTGCTAACAATGTTGTATGGGGTGTAGGACGGGGTTCAAGTGTAGCCAGTTATGTGTTATTCTTACTAGGAGTACACAGAATTGACAGTATCAAATATAATTTAGACTGGCAAGAATTCTTGAGATAAGTACATATATTAAGGAGACATGAATCATGCCTATGAAACCAGCACCAAAAAAGGTTTATCGTACAGCAAACGGTAAATCTGTAGATATGGATTTACTACGTCAGCGTAACGAATTAACACCGGCTGTAGGAAATTCCAGAGTTAATGCTCGCGGAGACGAATTAGGCCCAGGTGGCAAAATCGTTCGCAAGCGTGAAGACATTTTAAAAGACTTTTACGAACAATCAGAATTACCACAAGAAAAGGAATAATAAATGCGGACAGCAGTTAAAGGTGAATTAAGGCCTTTACGTGATAACGTGTTCGTTTCCGATATGGACTTCGGCGAACAACAAACTAAAGGCGGCATTGTATTGCTCAGTGACGATGCTAAGGATCACGGTATTCACCCACGTTGGGGGAAAGTATTTGCTAAGGGAAATGAAAATAGGGACGACTATGGCATTGGTCATTGGGTCCTTGTTAAACATGGCCGATGGACTAGAGGTATCAAGTACGAAACTGATACCGGAGAAGAAGTTATTATACGTATGATAGACACAGACGACGTATTATGCTGGAGCGAAACTAAACCTGATTCAACAACTGTACTAGGAAACCTATGACAAATCCGTTTCGTGATCAAGAAAAATTTATGCGAGCTTGCGACCAATCTGTCGAAGATTGGAATGACTCTCAGTTCGATTTATACATCGACTTAATCGATGAGGAACGAAAAGAACTACAAGAAGCAATTGACGCAAAAGATCCTGTTGAAATCGTTGATGCACTAACTGACATCCTAGTTGTAACCATCGGTGCTTTACATAGTATGGGAGCAGACGCCGAGGGTGCTTGGAAGGAAGTTATGAAAACTAACTTTGCCAAAATTGACAAAGAAACAGGCAAAGTACGAAAGCGTGAAGATGGCAAGGTACTAAAACCACTAGGTTGGGTTCCGCCTGACTTAAAACCATTTGTAAAGAAGAATGTATAGAGTTGTTTATGTTACATATAATATACGGAGATCCAAAGATTTTGAAACGATAAGTGAAGCGTTTAATTTTTGGGGACGGCTTCCTTTCGAGTCGTTTTCCGAAATGTACAAAATAGGGTCTTGACAGACCCTATTTTTTTCTATATAATATTGTTATGAAAATCGGATTTACTTGTAGCAGTTTTGATTTGTTTCACGCAGGGCATGTTATGATGCTCGAAGAAGCAAAGAAACAATGCGACTTCCTAATAGTTGGGTTGCAGACTGACCCAACTATCGACCGGCCCGAAAGTAAAAATAAACCCGTACAAGGTGTGTTTGAAAGGTGGGCGCAGTTAAAAGCCTGCAAATTTATAGATCAAATAGTTCCGTATTCGACTGAAAAAGAACTGAGGGATATATTGCTTTCTTTTCCTATAGATGTTAGAATATTAGGAGAGGAATATAAAGGCAAGAACTTTACTGGACATGATATTCCAATGGAGTTTTATTTTAATCAACGCAGGCACAGTTTCTCAACATCGGAACTGCGACAGCGTGTAATTGAGGCTAGCAAATGAAGTGTGATCATTGCGGTGAAAATATTAAAATGGATTGTAATTGGAGGCAAGGACGTTGTCCTCATATACCGCCGATGATTAATCCTCATTCGTTTAGATTTTATAATCTCTTACAAACAATCAAAGGATGGTTTAAAAATGGAAATTCAACCTAAAGACACAAGTAAGTGGCATTTTAGGATTAGTATTGTTAAGAGCGGTATGCGTTTTGCGGCCGCGTTCAGATTAATTCAAGGCGATATGATTGGAGCAGGTGTGTTCTTCATTATTGCAGAAGCATTAGGTATTGCGGAGGAAATGTTTTGAGAGAACTATGGGTAGAAAAATATCGTCCTAAGACAGTCGAAGGTTATGTGTTCAAGGACGAGACCTTAAAAGGTCAAATTGAAAAGTGGATTAAAGACAAGGCTATTCCACATTTACTGTTCAGCGGAAACGCAGGCACAGGTAAAACAACTCTAGCAAAAGTATTGCTTAACGAAATTGGAGTTGAAGACACAGATGTCCTTATTGCCAACGGTAGTAAGGAAGGACGTAAAATTGAATGGGTAGATAAACTCATCGGCTTCTGTCAAACTATGCCTTTTGGTGACTTTAAAGTTGTATTAATTGACGAAGCAGACTATATGAACAAAGATTCTGTACAGCCTGCACTTCGTAACTTAATGGAGGACTACAGTCAAAGCGTACGATTCATTTTTACTTGTAACTATCCACACAGGATTATTACTCCAGTAAAAAGTCGCTGTCAAGAAGTACATATTGAAAAAACTGACTTAACAGAGTTTACTGCTCGGGTGGCAACTATCTTAGTTGAAGAAAACGTCGAGTTTGATTTAGATACGCTAGACACGTATGTTAAAGGCACATATCCAGACTTGCGTAAGTGTATTAACAATGTTCAAATGAACAGTTTAACAGGAAAACTTGTTATTCCTGAAGAAGTCGATGGTAGTGCAGACTACAGAGTGGAAATGGTTGACTTGTTTAAAAAGGGCAAGATTAGCGAAGCCCGTAAACTGTTGTGTAGTCAAGCTCGTCCAGAAGAAATGGAAGAAATCTATCGGTGGATGTATGATAACATTTCTATGTTTGGCAAGGACGAAGCAACTCAAGACAATGCTGTACTAGTTATTAAACAGGCATTAGTGGACCATGTCGCTGTTGCTGATCCAGAAATTAACCTTGCGGCTACATTGATTAGATTATCTCGCTTACAATGAAAACAAGGTTAAAAGAAGCGTACATGAAAACCGCAGAAACATTTGCGGAACTTTCACACGCTCGCAGACTACATGTTGGCGCTATCATTGTAAAGGATGATAGGATTATTTCAATCGGTTATAACGGCATGCCAGCAGGCTGGGATAACAACTGCGAGGAAAAAGTTTATAAAATCGACGGTTGGTTAGTCGACGAAGAAGGATGTTATGAACTTAAAACCAAACCGGAGGTGTTACATGCAGAAACAAACGCAATCGCTAAGTTGGCTAGAAGTACTGAATCTGGTCTTAATGCTAGTATCTTTGTTACTCATAGTCCTTGCATTGACTGTGCCAAACTTATATATCAAAGCGGCATTAATAGTGTCTATTATCGCAATGCTTATCGTTCAGAAGATGGAATATCGTTCCTCCGACAATCGGGAGTAAAAGTAGAGCAACTCGAAAAGGACGCCTAAGCGTCCTTTTTTATTGATTAAAATTAGTCACCGTAAACTGATAGGACCTCCTTCACTGCATCATGGCGCTCGATATCTTTCATACCAAACTGCACAAGATCTAAATGTTGTAGATTTTTGTCTTGTAGTCTTTGGCAGAAGTCGATCAAACCGTTGTCCTCCAATCTATCGGCTTGTCTTAAGTCTCCTGTTACGACCATCTTAGAGCCTTCACCTAGTCTAGTTAGCAACATCTTCATTTGATTTGGCGTAGCATTTTGCATTTCATCTGCAATAATATACGCATTCTTGAAGGTGCGACCTCTCATATATGCTAACGGACTGATTTCAATCACGCCCTCACGAATCATATTCTCGATATCCCTGGCGTAATAGTACTCGGCTAGAACGTCAAATATAGGTCTAGTCCATGGAGCCATTTTTTGCTCTAAGGTACCTGGGAGAAATCCGTGCTCTTCGTCTACAGAAACTGCTGGTCGAGTAACCACGATTTTATCTACCAACTTTTCCTTGAAAAGTTTTATGCCTACCTGACACGCTAATAATGTCTTGCCCGTGCCAGCGGGACCCAGGGCGAAAACTATGTTTTTCGCTGGATCTAATAATTTTAATAGATATTCTTCTTGATGTCGATTGCGTGGAACAACGTTTACTCGCTGTTTCTTCTGCGGAAGGTTTTGTGGGACTGTGTGTTGAAAGTGCTGAAACTCAATAACATTTTCGTTATGAAAACGCTTTTTGGCTCTTTTTGTCGTCATTAACTGCTCTCCTTTTGAGGCGTAGGACGTCATTGTCACTCACTTTCTGTAGGACAACGAGAGGTCCTACCAAAATATTTAACATTGTGACAAAAAATAGAACTGATACTATATCAAAATGCTCAAGATAAATACTTCATCAAAGGGTGATTTAAAAATGCGCGATATTTTAGACGTTATAGAAAACATTAACACTATCTACAATAACAACAGTAGCCTGGCTATCCTCAAAGATTTTGAGCGTGTATTCGACGAGCTAGATATGTATGTGTTTGAAAACTGGAGAGACGGTGAACTCATCGAGGGGCCAGTTGTTGACAGACACTGGGTAACTGCTAGTTTCATGTGGCCAAAGATGCAGATGCCTAACCCACAGGCCGCAAAGCGTCTTATTGAATATGGTTGTGGTGTAAAGTACAAGCGCGATGTAATTGTTAAACCTAGACAAATTAAAGAACCCGACGACATTAGACCAGGGACAAAATTAGGCAAACTTGACGAACAAGAAATTTGGGTTGTCGAAGTTAGTATGCCAAAGAAACTAATGTTAGAAATTTTCCGCGGTTATCACAATCAAGTAATGAGTGAGTTAGACCCAGCAAACGATCAACGAGCTCCTGAACTAGCAACACCTCCAGCAGGTGAAGCAACAGCAGGAGCACCACCGGCGGCCGCTGCCGCTCCGGTACCAGGAGGAGAAGCAAGTGCCGCACCAGCCGCTTAATGAAGATAGTTTAAAAGCCAACGACTTGATTAACTTAGTTAATCGAGTGTTTGAAGTTGACAACTACAAATCAAAGATGGGCGACGACGCCGATGTCGTTGTCTTAAGTTTTACTGTCGAGAGTCGTGCTCCAGCAGAAGACTTAGTAAGTTTTATAGAAAAGGGATATAGTTTTGTATTAGATGCAGACATGAGTCCCGGTGAACTAGAAGACGGAAAATATAGAGTTTTTGTAGAACTTCAGCGTGGTCACAAAGTTGCAGAAGAAATTACAGAAATGCTTTATGGTTTACAAAAACTTACAGGCATTGAAGATTTTAAATTTAGATATCACAAGAGTTTTGATAGTTTAGATGCTAACGAAGAAAAACTAAACGAAATGATTCCTCACAATGCTATGTTGTACAAAGAACGTATGCAAGCCGAGGAACTAAATAGTTACGAACAGTTCTTCAACAACAGTATGTTAGAAAGTGTTCGTATGGCGGGCGACGTTATCGAGTTCAAAAAGATATGGGCAGAGCCAATTAAATTCAAGTATGTGCTTTCCGGTAAGAAACAGGATGTGTTAGAAAGTATCGAAGATAAGATTTCTATGTCTTATAAAGATATGGCTGAGATTATGTTTTTAACCAAATATATTGGAAATTACAACATTACCAAACTAGGTGATAAGTTTATGCTCGAAAGTCGCGGTCATGCTATTATTTTGGAGAAACTATAATGAGTTTTACATTTGATTTTAGAAAGGACCAGTTAGCACAGATTATTCCAGGTAACCCATACTTGGATCATTGGTTCGATGCATTAAACGAAATTTTACCAGAGTACGAAATTAATACTCCACAGCGTGTGGCGGCTTTCCTGGCACAATGCGCTCACGAGTCTGGCGGATTCCGTGCTTTGAAAGAAAACTTAAATTACAAAGCACCTACACTACGTAAGATTTTTGCCAAGTACTTCCCAGACGATGCTATTGCTAATCACTATGCTAGTTTACCTAACAAGCAAGAAGCAATCGCTAACAGAGTCTATGCTAACCGTATGGGCAACGGACCAGAAGAGTCTGGAGATGGCTTCCGTTACTGCGGACGTGGACTTATCCAATTAACTGGTAAGGATAACTACACATGGTTTGCCGCAAGTTTAGAAATCCCTGTAGAAGAAGCCGCAGAATATCTACAAACATTCGAAGGCGCTGTACAAAGTGCTTGCTGGTTCTGGGAAACAAATAACTTGAATGTTCAAGCAGACGCAGGCGATATCAAGTTAATGACTAGAAAGATTAACGGCGGTTATATTGGTTTAGAAGACCGCATTAAGCATTACAACCACGCACTACACGTTTTTGGAGCCTAACTAAATGTGGCAACTTCATTGGATTATTAGTTTAATCCCAGATGCTGTTTTAAACTTCATCTACTGGGCAATCATTGTTGCTGGTATTACTGGGGTTGCCGCAAGTTGGATTGCTCGATGGATTCCATTTTACGGACAATATGCTCGCATTTTAAAACCACTAGGTGTTGTACTAATCATTTTAGGTGTTTACCTAAAAGGCGGGTATGATACTGAAATGGCTTGGCGGGATAAACTACATGCTGCCGAAGAAAAGGCACGTTTAGCAGAAGAGCAAGCAAAGAAAGTTAACACAGAAATTGTTACTGTTTACAAAGATCGTGTTAAAGTAGTTAAAGAAAATGTAATTGTGTACCAAGACAGAATAAAAGAAGTTGAAAAAATCATCGACAAGGAATGTAAAGTTGCTCCTGAAGTAATTACAATCCATAACGATGCGGCTAAGAATAGAAAAGCAGGAGAAACAAAATGAGAATTTTATTACTCCTTCCTACACTATTGCTTACCGGCTGTTTAAGTACTGCTCCTAAGTTCCCTGATATTCCAGAGGATATTAAAAAAGCATGTCCCGAACTTAAAGAAGCAGAGCAATCACAACAAATGAGCAAACTACTAGATACAGTAGTTCAAAACTATGGCACATACTACGAATGCCGTGTAAAAGTCGATGCATTTATCGAGTGGCACACAAGGCAGAAAGAGATTTTTGACAAAGCAGTTAAATAAACATAGCAGATAAAGGAGCGATTAATGGCATTACATGATTCCATTTTAAAACTGATCAATAAAGAACCTAAAGACGAAAGCGCACCAAAGCCAGCGCCAGGTTCTCGTAGCGAACGTGAAGCAAAGATTAAAGATAAAGCAGGCATGGTTATTTCTGTATTTGCGTTATTCTTAGCAGTAAATTCTTGGTACGGTGGCAAGTTGTCTAGTACAGTATTAAACAATACGCTAGGTGCTAACAATGCGTGGGCGCAGTATCAAGCAAAGAACAATCGTTTAGTAAGTTATGAAATTGCTAGTAAGACAACTAGTGATCCTGCTTTAAAGAAAGAATTTAAAGCAGAAGCAGAACGTATGGATGCTGACAAAAAAGAAATTGCTGTCAATGCACGTAAGATGGAAGCAGAAAGAGAAACTGCTAAGAAGTCTAGTCCGTGGATTGGTTATGCATCAACAGCATATCAACTTGCTATTGTTGTGTTATCAGCAAGTATTCTAGCAGTTAGTATGCCTATGTTTTGGGCAAGTTTTGCAGTAGCAGGCGTTGGGTTGTTTTTAAGTGCCCAGGGCGTGTTATTGTTTTTATAATTTTTAAGTCAGGAGCGAAACATGACAGAGTATAAAGATATGAGTGATTCAGAAAAGAAAAAAGAAGATTGGATGAATAATAAATGGCGTCCAATGATGGGTTGGTTATACATGGCAGTTTGTGCATTTGACTTTGTAATCTTCCCTATCTTGTGGAGTTTATTACATGCAATTATGCATTCAACTAACATGACACAATGGCAACCATTAACACTACAAGGTGCTGGTTTATTCCACATCGCAATGGGTGCTGTATTAGGTATTGCCGCATTGGGTCGTACACAAGAAAAATTAGCAGGAGCAAATAATGGCGGAGCATCACCAGCACCAACAGGCTTTGGCGTACCTAGCCCAACACCAAGCAGTTTCCAGGCACCAACTGCGCCAAGTTTCGGAGCACCAAGTGCCCCAAGTAGTTTTGGCGGAGGTGGCTTTGGAAGCGTACCTAGTAAACCAGCAACACCAGCACCAAGTTTTAGTGCTCCAGCAACAGCGTCAGTAGGTTTTTCGTCCTCAGGTAAGCCAATGCCGGTTCAACCTGATCAACCAGAACTCTAAAGGAGAGTAATATGAAAAAATTAGTAGCATTATTAATTGCATCAGCATTTGTAATGCCAGTATTAGCAGAAGAAGCCAAACCAGAAACAAAAAAGGTTTGTGTAACTCAAAAAGATGCTAAGACTGGTAAAGACAAAGAAGTTTGTAAGAACGTCAAAATCCACAAGAAGCATGACGGAACCAAACCAGAAGATGTTAAAAAAGCAGATCCTAAAAAGAAATAAATCTTGACATCGACAAAGAAGGTATAGTATAATTACTACTATACCTTTTTTCATTTATGACTATGGACTATTATTCAGTACTAGGCGTTTCAAAAACAGCAAGCCAAGACGAAATTAAAAAAGCCTACAGAAAGTTGGCGGCAAAGCACCATCCTGACAAAGGAGGTAATACTGCCGAATTCCAAAAAGTAGAAGAGGCTTACAGAACATTGGGTGACGAAAAGAAACGCTCGGAATACGATAACCCAATGCCTCAGTACAGTTTCCATACAGGAAACATGCACGACATGAATGATATTTTTGGTGCGATGTTTGGCGGAAGTCCGTTTGGTGGCGGATTTAATGCTCGCAGTCGCAAAAATAGAAATATCAACATTCGTGTTGAAATGACTTTAGAAGAAATTTTAGTTGGTAAGGAAGTAACTGGAACTGTTAGACTTCCTAGCGGAAAAGATCAAGCCATCCAGTTATCTATACCACAAGGTGTACAAACTGGAGACAATATTAAATTTAGGGGACTGGGAGACAACAGTATTCCTGATATGCCTCGCGGTGATATAATTGCACAAATTGTAGAACTACCGCATCCAAGATTTAGACGAGAAGGTAGAAATCTTATAACCGATTGTACAATATCAGCATTCGAAGCAATGCTAGGAAAGACTATTCGATTCTTCACACTAGAAGGTAAAGAATTAGAAATAAAGATTCCTGCAGGAATTCAACCTGGACAATTAATTAAATGCGATAGTTACGGCTTACCAGCAGGGCCACACAATCCTCACAGAGGAACATTGTTTATACAAGTGTTAGTAAGTATTCCTAAATCTATTTCATCCGAGGACATTAAACAAATTGAGCAACTATCAAGTCGTTACCAATCCTAAAGAATTTTCTTTAAGACTAGAGTCAGATCCGTTGCTTTATCAAAAGTTAGAAGACTTTGACTTTAGCTCAGGAGTGGATGCTAATGAAATCGAGTCCTCTATGATTGCAATTATGTCTATATTCAAAGGCATAGGCATTGCCGCTAATCAAGTTGGGTTTGATAAACGAGTAATTGTTATTAAACCCAAAGGACAACAACCATTTGCTATGTTTAACCCTGTTGTTGTAGAAAGTTCCAAATCACGCACAGACGAAGAAGGATGTTTAAGTTTCCCCAATTTATACATTCCTATAGAAAGACCAAACGAAGTTACTGTCAAATACCTTGACAAAGAACAAAAAGAGTGTACAATTACTTTAAGCGGTTATGATGCTAAGTGTGTCTTACATGAAATTGACCATTTAGACGGAATAACATTTACCAAACGTGTAAGTACAATGAAATTAGCATTCGCTTTAAAAAAGAGGAAAATAAATGGTAGAACCAAGTGATCAACTGCAAGTAGTTTTTGAAAAGGCAGTAGCAGACTGCAAAAAGTTAGGACACGAATATGTTACTTTGGAACATTTGGTGTTTGCCATGCTCTGTGAAGAAAAGTTTTTCGAACTAATCGTTAACTTTGGCGCAGATGGCGAGTATATTAAAACAAACCTCGAACACTACTTAAAGAATCAACTCGACGACATCAAAGTTGATCCTATTCCAAAAGGTTTTAAACCTAAAAAGACACAGACTGTTGAACGTGTGTTGAATCGTGCATTTACACAAGTGTTGTTCAGCGGACGTCAAAGCATTGAACTAATTGATGTATTCCTTAGCGCATTAAGTGAAAAGCGCAGTTATGCTATTTTCTATGTAAACAAAGGTGGAGTAGACCGCGACAAGTTTGCAGATTTCATTAATAGCGAAATCGAAGACGAGGAAGAAGAACAAGTAACAGATGCTCAAAGCGAAAAAGCGTTAAGAGCATTTACTACAAACCTAAATGAAAGCGTCAAGAAGAGTAAAGTCGATCCTGTTATTGGCAGAGAAATCGAACTCGAACAAATTGCCCTAGGCCTTGGCCGCAGAACTAAAAATAACGTTTTGCTAGTTGGCGATCCTGGTGTAGGTAAAACTGCTATTGCCGAAGGTATGGCGTTTAACATCGTTAACGGCAATGTTCCTGAATTCTTAAAAGACTATACAGTTTATAACTTAGACATTAGCTCGATGCTTGCCGGTAGTAAGTATCGCGGCGATTTCGAAGAACGTTTTAAATTAGTTCTTAAAGCATTGCAAAGCAAAGGCAAGACTGTATTGTTTATCGACGAAGCACACATGATGAGTGGCGCAGGTGCAGGTGGACAAAGTAATAGCAACGACCTTGCTAACATGATGAAGCCAGCATTGAGTAAAGGTAACATCAAAGTTGTTGCTAGTACAACCTGGGAAGAATTCCGTAAGTATTTTGAAAAGGATCGTGCGTTAATGCGTCGATTCCAACGTGTTACTGTTGACGAGCCAACACCGGAAATGGCTATTGATATTCTCAAAGGTATCAAGAAGTATTACGAAAAACACCACAACGCAGAAATCACAGACTCTGCTATTGAAACGGCTGTTAAGTTAAGTGTCAAATACTTGACTGATAAAAAACTACCAGACAAGGCTATCGACTTAATTGACGTAGCATGTAGTCGCTTTAATTTGAAAGACAGCGAACACAAGATTGTTGACACATCTGAGATTCAATACGAATTAGCAAAGATGGCTAAACTTCCTGTGGACACAGTTAAGGAAAAAGAAAGCGAAAATCTTGCAAGTCTTGAAAAGAACCTTAAAGGTGAAGTTTATGGCCAAGACGACGCCATTACAGAAGTCGTCGATAAAATTCTCGTTGCACAAGCAGGTTTGAAAGCAGACAACAAACCTATTGGTTCATTTGTGTTCATGGGCCCAACTGGTACAGGTAAAACTGAAACTGCTAAACAACTTGCTCGTCAACTAGGCGTTCCTATGATTCGATTTGATATGTCAGAGTATCAGGAGAAGCATAGTGTATCTAAGTTAATTGGTAGCCCTCCAGGTTACGTTGGCTTTGAAGATAATGCAGGCTTGTTAATTACTAAACTGCAAGAGAACCCACATTGTGTTCTTTTGTTAGACGAAATTGAAAAGTCACATCCAGATGTTTCAACTATCTTGTTGCAACTAATGGATAACGGCAAAGTTACAGGCAGTAATGGTAAGGAAGCAGATGCTAGAAACATTGTGCTAATTATGACCACTAACTTAGGTGCGGCTGACGCTGAAAAGAACGTAATCGGATTTGGCAGTCAAGACAACGACTACGAAGACAAGGAACTTAAAAAGTTCTTTGCTCCAGAGTTCCGTAACCGTTTAGATGGTATCATTACATTCGGCAAACTCAGCAAAGAAACAATGATTAAAATTGTTGGTAAGTTCTTAGTTGAGCTTAAGAACCAAGTTAAAGAGAAAAACATTAAGATTACTATCAGTGATGAAGCAATCGACTACTTGGTTGAAAAAGGCTTCGACAAGCGAATGGGTGCTCGTCCGTTACAGCGTGTTATTGACAAAGACATTAAGCGTCAGTTGTCTAAAGAAATGCTGTTTGGCGACTTGAAACAAGGTGGATCTGTTAAGATTGATGTCAAGGACGACCAAATTGTTTTAACAATGCAACATGAAACTGTACAAAAACACGAAAACGTCTAAACTATTCTTTGACAAGTTTGTTAACAAGGTAACTGTTGTTACTCCTGTTGCTTCTGAATTTAGAAATAACAAAATGGAGTACACAAAAACTTCGTTAGCAAACTTGTTACTAAGAATATCGAAGTCGGAGAACAAATCCGTATCTGTTACGGCGTGGACTAAACGCATGGTTAACGAAACCGATATCAAACTTGCTGTTGCTCTTTGTAATTTGCTGGCCGATACAAAGTCTGATTACGCTATTAGAGTTGAAGGTCCATGGTTAGGTATCTATAGCAATGATGACGCATTAATAGATAACATCGTTGCCAATAACATGGTAAAAGAAGTGTCAAAACCTGCAAGCTCAAAGGTTAGGGACTTCTTGTTAGCAAACCCTAATAGTATTATATCTAACAAATATACGCACAAATACAGGGTTACGGTTAACCCGTTGAAAGAATCTTCGGCTAATTTCCACAGTTGGGCTGAAAAGATTCCGACTATTAAACTATTGAAACGTACCTACAGAACTGAAGGGTACTTTTATGCTAGTAACGAAAAAACTCTGGGCATGTGCCGCTTGTTTCTGGGCAATAAACTGCGAAGAGTTGACACTTTGTACTTAGAGAGCGAAATTTAAGACAGTCGCAAACTAGCATAAATACTATAATACTGGTGCTTATGCTATGAAAATTAATGATATTGATTCACAATTAGAACAGTTTAAGGACGTTGACTTTGTCGACGACCTAAAGTTCTTTATGCACAACGACCCTCGATTCTATCGCAAGGTGTTGTACCCTGTTATTTCCGAATTAAGAAATAAACTAAAATCAGGACAAAAGTGCAACGAAACTTCTTTCATGAACTGCATTGAAAGAGCTATCCCTGTTTACTGCAACAAGTTTAAAATTACACAAAATCCTAAGGTAATCTTCGATCCTGAAGAAGTTAAGGATCTTGCTGTTAGAATGTTCCACGAAGAAAAGCAAAACATTAATAACGGCGTTTATGACGGGAGAGACGAATGATTCTTTTAGAAGGCGGAAATGTCTTTCCAGATGTAGAACCATTTAGCAAAGACGAAGCAAAGGAAGTATTAGCAAAAGCACAATCATGATGCCGCAAGGAATTGATTTGATTCCTGTTGGCAGTGCAGGACACAAAGCAAGTTCTGGAGATATGGATTTAATGGTTGACGAACAGGCTATGTTAGATTTCTTTAAAGTTAAAACTGCAAAAGAAGCACGTCAACAATTAAAGACTTATTTCCAAGACAGAGGTACAGCGTCTGCGTTAACTGGTATTAATGTTCATATTAAAGTTCCTAATGGAGACAAGTTTGCACAAGCAGATATTATGTTTGTTAAAGATGCTGGATCTGTAAGTAAGTTTCATCAACACGACTACTCTGTTGAAAACACTCCATACAAAGGACTTCACAAACACATTCTTTTATCTAGCATTGCTAAAGAAACACGCAACCAAAGATATCCTTATGGTTTGATGTGGAGCGGATTCCAAGGATTGTTTGCTAGAGACGAAGCAGGAAAGAAAGCAGACTTTATTACTCACAACGCAGATGAAGTTGCAAAAATACTTTTAGGTGCGCAAGCAACTGCTGCCGATTTAGGTAACGTAGAAAGAATTATTGCCGCGTTACCTGGTAACGAAAAGAATCCAAAAATACAACATGCATTGTCTGATCCTAACTGGCCAGGCAACGAAGGCAAGAAGCCTGAAGATGTAAAAGAAGGTTCGTCAGAATGGTTTACATGGATGCAAGGTGTTGTAGAAGGTACATACGGACGTTACTGGTGTAGCACAGATAAAAAATGGAAGGAACGTAAAGGTCCTAAACAGTCTAGGAGCAGTGAATGAGACTAAGAGAATTATTTGTCGAAACTGCCGAAGTAGCAAAAAAGAAATTAGGTCGTGCGTTTAACCACTTAGAAGACTTAGTGTTCTTTCACGGAACTGACGGCGTTATAGAAGCACTAGAACATATTAAAGAAATAGCAACAGCAGAAGGTGCCGAAACTATTCGTATGAAGTGGGACGGCAATCCTCAAATCTATTGGGGCAGAGCAACTAAAAATGGTCCTTTAGTATTGGCAGGCCATAACGGCTGGAGTCGCGGAGCCGCAACAGATAATCCTGAAGACCTAAAAGACTTCATTGCTAACAAATCAGGAACAACAAAAACTCCGGAAGAAAAGAAAGAAAGAGAAAAGTTTGCTGAAAAGTTTGCTAGTCTTTATCCACTGTTTGACGCGGCTACCCCTAAAGACTTTGTCGGTTATGTTTATGCCGATTCGTTGTTTTTAAACAGACCAGAACTTAACGACGGTGTTTATACATTCTGTCCTAATCCTAAATCTAAAACATGTTATCATGTACGTGCAGATTCAGAATTAGGAAAACGAATTTCCGGTGCTGATGTAATGGTAGTAGGTCATGCTTACTTCCCAGAGTTTGGAATGCCAGACGAATCACAAAAGCCAATGGACGACTTTAGCAAATTTAACAACACACAAGGACTAATTGTACAAGGTCCAATTTATAATAAAAAACCCATTAGTGTTGACGTTAGCCATATTAACGAAGTAGAGCAGTATATTGAACAACACGGTGCGGCCATTAACGGATTCTTAACCGATGTTGCAGGATTAAGCGACCTTAAGAATATCGTTTACACTTATGTGAACCAAACTGCTAAAGCAAAACAGTTGGCTAACTTAGATGTTAAGCATTTCCAATCTTGGTTACAAACTTCTAAAGTTAGTCCAGGCAAACAACAAAAAATACAAGAAAAAATTTCTGCACATCCGGGCGGGTTAGAATCTATCTTTTCTATGTTAAAGAAGATACAGTCTGTTAAAAACGACATACTAGCACAAATCGAAGGCGAGCAGGGAGATATTTGGGATACAGAAGGCGAAGGGCGTGTCAGATACGCAGGAGCCGGAAAGAAATTTGGAAACATTAAACTAGTCAACAGAGACCAGTGGACTCCTGGGGAATAATATGCGATTAAGAAATTTATTTGAAGCGTCATCAAAAGAAGTAGCCATTATCTTTGGTCGCTTCAATCCTGCACACCAAGGACACAAAGCGGCATGGGAAACTGCGGCTACTAAAGATATTTGGTACGTAGGCACTAACGAATCAACTGTTGGCCCTAAAGATCCTTTGCCGTTTAATGTTAAAGTAGAAGTTATGCAAACAATATGGCCTGACGTTAAAGGCCATATTATGCCAGAAACTAGTTGGTTAACATTAGCCAGTTATGTTTATAAAAAGCATGGCAAAGTTAGTTTAGTATGCGTTACTGACGAAAGTTGGGTAGTTCCAACTATTCAAGAATACAATGGAAAAGAAGGTCCCCATGGATTTTACGAGTTTCCAGAAATTAGACTTTACCACGATAGTATTGAAGAAGCAAAACTAGCACTTCGAAAGAGTTCTGCAACAAGTTTACGAGATGCTGTTGCAAAAGGCGATAGACAAGCATTTAGTGATGCCGCAGGAGTTAGTGCGGATACACCTGTTATGGGTAAACCGTTTTTTGATTTAGTTGCAGAATACTTAATGCCTTACGTAGATAAAGCAAAAGCCAAAGCAGATAAAGCAAAAGCCAAAATAGAAAAACCTAAAAAAGAAACTAAGCCTAAGAAGGACAAAGAAGATATGAAAATTAAAGATTTAGAAAAGGCCGTAGCAGAGGGCAAGACACAAAAACAAGAAGCACCTAAGCCTCGTAACTTTGTTGCTAAGAATGCTATGGCTACTACTAGCGGTGCTGGCGCACACAAAGATAAAAAGAAAGCCATGAAACAAGGCGAAGTTAAACATAAAGGTAAAGTTGAAATGGCAGAAGCATATGGACGCAGTTCAAGTTATCACGGCTATCTAAGTAATTTAGAGAAAGGTCAGCAAGACGCGGCAGACCAATACAAAAGAGATTTTAAACGTCGCGAGATGGAACACGAATTAGGCGACGAAGAAGAATATTATCAACGTCAAGTTGCTCGTCAAAGAGAATTAGACCGTGGCCCTTGGTACATTCGTATCGACGGCAGGATCTTAACCTCAAAAGGCGAAAAGAAAGTATTTGACTGGAAAAAGGGTGCAAACAATTATGCACTTGCTATTTTAAAGAACAAGCCTGAATTACAAGGCAAAGTAATGCTTACTAAGAATCCAGAAGATAATCAAAATGGATGATATTTCTCAATTAAAGAAATTAGCAGGCATTAATGAATTTAAAGGCTACCAGCCTTACGGCGGTAGTAATATAAGTATTACAGGCATGGAAAAAAGAGAACTAGAACGTAAGCATAATATTAAACCTGGCACAGATGAGTGGTTTAAATTGTGGTTCAGTAAGCCTTACTTAACTGGAGAAAAGCCGGTATGAGAATTTACGAAATAATTACCGAAGACTGGAATAAAGTCAACAAGAAAGATAAAACGGACGGTATGAGTGCCAAAGCCGTTAAAGCGTATCGTCGCGAAAATCCAGGTAGCAAATTAAAGACAGCAGTTACTAAAAAGCCTAGCGAATTAAAAGCAGGTAGTAAAGATGCTAAACGTCGTAAATCTTTCTGTGCTCGTATGTCTGGTAACAAAGGTCCTATGAAAGACGAAAAAGGTCGTCCTACTCCTAAGGCTAAAGCATTGAAGCGTTGGAACTGCGAATGAGAGCAAAAGACTTTACAAACGAAGGCCGTAAAAAGAAAAAAAGCAAAGTAAAATACGGTGCTGCCTGGGGACCCGGTCCTTACGGCTTGTACGGCTACGATGCTGGATATAGCGGAGAAGGCGGAATGTCCGACGGTGGTGGCGAAAGTATCATCAACGAAGCGTGGACTCCTGAAAAACAACAAAGAATTAAAGACTTTGCGCTATGGGCTATTAAACTTTTAGAAATAGAGCAAGCACCAAAAATTAAATTAGTAGCAGATAGTGGAACTACTGCACTAGGTTACTTCGATCCTAACACACAAAATATTGTTGTTACCGTTAAGGATCGTCATCAAATGGATATCATGAGAACTCTTGCTCACGAACTAGTACATCGTAAGCAAAACGAAGCACGTGAGCTCGATGGCGAAACTGGTAGTCCAGACGAAAACGAAGCAAATGCATTAGCAGGTGTATTGTTGCGCTATTGGGGCAAAATGAACCCTGAGCAATTCAACGAAGGCTGGAGCGACAAATATAAGCGTTCCATTAACTGTAATAATCCTAAAGGGTTTAGTCAACGTGCTCATTGCCAAGGACGTAAAAAAGACGAAAGCAATAAACTAATTCCTTATCCTAAAGGAACAGTTAAAGTAGATGTCGACGATGTCTACGATTGGTATAAACTAGGAATGAACATCAGCGACTTAGACGATGCAGATCCAGAAGATTTTGGAAAAGGACCTCCACAAACAGTATTATCGTTTGGCGCCGAACCAATCGAACACAAATACATGAAGGCTTTACAACGTCTAAAAATGAAAACTCACGACTTAGACGAATTTGCACCTAGTCAAGGAGACGATAACAACGACGACGATATGTTGTTTAAGTATGCTAAGATGTGGTACAATAGCGAACTAGATGTACAACACAAGATTGAACAAATACTAGACAGAGCCGGTTGGGAAATTGGAGAACTAGAATCCGAAGAAGGCGGTGCGTTTGTTGTTAAGTCGGGCGATGAAAACGGAGACACATACGTTGGCTGGAGTGCAGAAGAATTAACTAATATCGATGAAAACTTTGCAGATGGGCGTAACCCACAAGATAAAGGCGATAGCAAGCGTCACGGAATTAGTAAAGGAATGAGTATTGCAGATCTTAAGAAGATTCGTAGTAGTGATTCAGCAAGTCCTCGTAAAAAACAATTAGCGCATTGGCAAATTAATATGCGTCAAGGAAAGAAAAAATGAAAATAGATGATTTACTAGAAGGCGTTATTAACATGATGGACTTAGCAAAGAAGGCTAAGGCTATGTTAGATAAAGGCATGACTGAACAACAAGCACAAGCAGAACTTGTTAAAGAAGGTATTCCTCCTAGACTTGCCGCACAAGCAGTACAAATGGCGCAGATGCAAGAAACTGTTGCAGATCAACTAACGCTAGAAGCACCGTTAATGCCAACGGACGATCCTATGGATCCTATGATCCACGGACACGAAAAAGCAAACCCTATGCGTCTAAAAGAACGTATTGTACAAACAAGACGTCAACTACAAGAACTAGCACGTATGGCCGAAAGCGATGAGTTTTCCACTTGGGTACAAATATGTAAATTAGCCAAGGGCGGAATGTTTATGGGCCTTGAGCAAAACTTAGAACAAGTTAGGCACGGTTTAGAAGAACTAGCCGCTAAACGTAGAAAAGGCGGTGTACAAAGCAAAGGTATTGAAAAGTTTGACGAAACTGCTACTGTAGGCGGAACAAGCGCAGGCATGGTTAGCGTAGGTGCAGTTTATAAGAATAAACCGGGCAAAACACCCAAGAATAAAGACGGTACAGCAAAAAACGCACTAGATATGAAGGCTAATCTTCTAACAGGCGGCAGTATAGCAAAACGATAAATATATTACTAGGAGATTTTAACCATGCACGACGAAATGAGACCCGTAATGCCAGTGCCAGAAAATGACCACGAAGGTCAAATGGCAAAATCTGAGCTTTACAGAGCCGCAAAATATTCAATGAAACTGTTCCAAATGATTCAAGATGGACAGGATCTAGAAGGTTGGGTGCAGGCTAAAATCACAAAATCAGCGGATTACTTAGATTCTGTATATCACTATATGGAATACCAAGTAAAGTTCGGCGATGGCAGTAGTGCATCCAACATCGACGACATTACAGGAGATGCTGAATCTGAAATAGCAAGTGACGAACCTATGTCCGATATGGATGACGAAGAAAGGAAAATCGACGAAATGACCACATATGAACAAAAACTAGAAGCCTTATTAGAAGGCGCAATCAAAGAAGCATCCGGTGTTCGTGCATCGGACAAGAAGAAAGGCAAAGTTGACAAAACTGAGCGTAAGCAATACTTTGTTAAACTTGAAAAAGACGGCAGAACAAAAGGTATGACTATTGTTGCTGACGAAGGCGAAAGCCAAGGCGAAGTACGCGACCGTGCCGCACGTGATGCTAAATCAGGTGGCTGGACTGTTGCAAGCATTCGTGTTAAAGACGAAATCGACGAAGCCGCTGAAAAGATTTCTAAAGCAGAAAAAGCAGCCAAATCTAAGAAAGAAAAAGAAGACATGGTTCGCGAAGCAATCGAGCTAGTTGTTGAAAAAGCAGTAAGCAAAGCACAACAAAAGTTTATGGGCATGGTACACTCCGCTAAGAAAGGCGAAAAGCCAGCAAGCAAAGAAGTTGCTAAAGCCGCTAAAGGTATGAGCAAGAAGTCTGCTGAAGACTTTGCATCTACTAAGCACAAGGGTTTACCAGAGAAGAAAAAGAAGACTGATGAAGGCAAAGGATTGAGTGCATTAAAAAATCTAAGTCCAGCACAGAAAGGTGTTGTACAAGCCGCTTCATTATACGCTGTAGGTTCAGGAGTGCAAGGCATGGCTAAAGCCGCTAAAGGTTCAAATGTACCAAGTCCAGACGATGGTGCAACAGCCGCTCCTCCAAAAGGTCCAGATGGACAATATCCTATCGTAACGTCTGGTCCTAACAAAGGTAAACGTTGGAGTCCACAAACTCCTGGTCCTACAAACCCAGAGTTTAAAGAAAGCAACTTAGTTAAGTCTATTGTTAAGAAAGTTGTTGCTGAAAAGAAGGCAAGTGGTAGCAAGCCAGACTTCTTAGATATGGACAAAGACGGCGACAAGAAAGAGCCAATGAAGAAAGCAGTTGCTGATAAAAAAGCGGCTCCTTTTGCTAAGAAGGACGAAAAGAAAGAATCTGTTAACGAGTCTTCAGACTTAGCTCGTATGAAGCAATTCTTAACACGTTTAAACGGATAATACTATGGACATGAAGCGCATTCTACAAGCATTTGATAATTCATCTTCTAAGCCGGTAGAAGGCGCTTCCGATATGAAGCGTTTCATATCAGCAGTACAAGTATTAAATAAGCCACTAGACGAATGCAGTGGCTATATACCTAAAAACGAAAAAGAAGCAAAAGACCCTCGCTGGACTACTGCATTATCTGTAGACGTTCAGCCGGGTGCTATTGAAAAGAACTTAAAAGCACTTAGTTTAGCAGAAGGTAAAAAATCTTTTAAAGATTACTTACAAGAAGCAGAGCAAGGTATAGCAAACAAGTCATTGAATGAATTTGCTCCTAGCAACGGAGAATCAGGACGTTGGTTCACAGATGATCAGATGTCTGCTATTGTCGGCGATGGCTGGTTGCAAGACTTAGATATCAGCGGTGATATTTCTAAACAGGAAATAATAGATAAAGCCCAAGAATGGTTGTTAGATAACGGATATCGTGTACAAGTTCTTAATGTTAAAGTTAACGACGACGACTGCGATTGGTTTATAGAAGGTAGTTTCCACAATACACACTCTGCTAAGAAAGATGTAGAAGAAGGTCTTAAAAATCCAAAAGACAATCCTTGCTGGAAAGGCTACAAGCCAGTCGGTACTAAGAAGAAAAACGGCAAGACTGTTCCTAACTGCGTACCTAAGGAGTAAACTATGAGAATAGTTGCGTTACTTCTTGCAGTTTCCTTATCAGGATGTGCCAGCATTAAAGAAATGGTTCCAAGTTTCTGGGACGATAATCAAAGTGCTAAAATTGTTGACGTTAGATACAGCGTTGAAATTTTAGACTGTAGCAAACCTCATTTACCACAAGCAGAAAAGATTGAAATGGACATCCTATGGTTCCAACTTTATGGCGAAAGCAAAGGTTGGCGTCAGCAAGATGTTCTTAAATTAGTTAAACCATTACAAGATACTGTTACAGATTTTGTAAAGCGTAGTAAAGCAGGAGAAGGAACAGAAGGGTATTGCAATATCAAGAAGAAGATTATGCAAACCCAAGCAAAACGTGCCGCTGAGGCAGTCTTAGGGAGATTCTAATGTTTGAACAATTACAATGGTTGGCACAAAATGGAAGACCTTGGGCCGCACAAAGAGCCGCATTTGCTTTAGAAATTGCACAACAATTTCAACAAGGTGCAATATCCGAATCCGAATACAAAGAATTATTACTAGACTTAGTAAGAACAGATAAATTAGAAGAAGAAGCAGACAACATTGAAACTAAAACTATGTTAGTGTCTGCAATATATGTATTAGCACAGGTAGCGTAAAATGGAAGAACTTAACAAAGCACTTAAAATAGCATTTGCCAGCGAATTTAGTTTTTATTTAAAGGCACACTTTTTTCACTGGAACGTAGAAGGCGTTAACTTCAAACAATATCACGACTTGTTTGGTGGCATCTACGAAGAAGTTTACGGCAATATCGACGCATTTGCAGAAAACATTCGTAAGTCCGGTAGTTACACTCCTGGGAGTTTTGAACGTTTCAGTATGCTAACAAAAATCGAAGACGAAACAGAAATTCCTAGTGCCGAAGAAATGGTTCAAGTATTATTAGCAGATTCTGAAAAGATGGCAACTATTTTTAAAATGGTGTTTGATATTGCTGAAAAATATGGCGAGCACGGATTAAGCGACTTTTTAGCCGCTAGACAAGATGCACACCGTAAGCATAGTTGGATGTTAAGGGCTACACTAAAATGAAAGATATAACTTTAGCAGATTATATCAAAAGAACTACAGAACAGTTAGAAAAAGACAAGCAACAATCACAAGAACAGCCCGAACACAACGATTACGAAGTTTATCCTGAAGACGATGGAACAGACAGTAAAAGAAATCCTTATAGCCGCGTATGAAGCACTAGCCCGCTTTGGCTGTGGATTAGGCGGTATTCCATATGAATTATAAGAACATACCCTAGGACCGTTTGGGGTTATGTGGCCGGCTGCTGGCCTAATCAACGGATTCGCTACCCTGAAGATTTAAAGTGAGCACTGATAAATACAATATAAGATTTTGGGGACACAAAATGGATTTAAGAAAACTATTAGACAAGTTAGAAAGCATTAAAGAGGCTGATCTAACACCACAGCAACAGGCACAAAACGTACTACAGCCAGGTGCAAATAAAGACAAAGAAAAAGAGTACGCTCGCGCACAAGCGCAAATGGATCGCTTAGAAAAAGCCGCAAAGTACAACGGCGATGACGAAATTGTTCGCTCACGTGTAGGCTTACCACCTAAACTACCATCCATTGATCAATGGGATGGAAAAATGCCACAGCCAGTTGGAAAACCAGATTGGTTTTCAAGACTAGCCACTTTGGGAAAATCTACAGACGATCAAGCGGCGGCAGTAGCGGCCAACAAAGCCGACGATACTAGCACAGCGTTTAAGAAAGAAAAATTAACAAAGTTAAACAACTTGGTGTCCCAACTAAAAAATATCTTAAATCCAAGTAACGCAACTGCTGGTACAACTGGTGCCCCAAACATGGGACAAGTTAATAAAGAAGCAAGTATTTTCGAATCTTTAATGAGAGAGTTTGAAGACGAAGTATTAGAAGAGCAAGATGCTCCTGTTAACAAAGAAGAACTTGTAAAACAAATTCAAGCATTAATGGGCGAGTTAGGCGACATGGGCGATGATCCAGAAATTGCCGACGCACTAAAGGCAGCACAACAAGCAGTTGACGATTCTGCTAAACAACCTGAAAAGCCAGCAGACGGAGGTGGTGCGGCAGGTAGTAAACCTGATCCTGCAAAAGTTGCTCGCTTTAAAGAGTTACTAGCAAAAGCAGGTCCAGCGCCTGCAAGTAGCGCACCTGCAAAACCGGCGGCGCCTGTTGCAAAAACAGAAAGCATGAGTGAACTAATGGCTCGTGTACAACGTATTGCAGAAGGTCGTATCGACGAAGCATTAACTCCAGAAGAAAAGACAGAGTTAGATGCACTAGCAAAAGAATTAGAAGCATTCACAGGACAAGATCCTGCGTTGGACGCTTTACTATTGCAACACACAAAATTAGCACAAGCACCAGCAGGCGATAAGCCAGCGGCAGCAGGTGCAGATCCTAAAGTTCAACAAGTACAACAACAATTAAAAGACTTAGGCGTTGATCCAGGTCCAATCGATGGCAAAACAGGTCCTAAGACCATTGCAGGTATTAAGGCTTTCCAAACTATGGCTGGCATTGCCGCTGATGGAAAGATTGGTCCTCAAACTGAAAAAGCATTAGCAGACGGAAAGAACGTTGTTGCACGTAGTCAGTTAACACAATCATTAGCGGCTATTGAGAAACTTGTTGCCAAATACAATGTTACAGAAAACTTCGATGATGTTACAGAAGAAGACATCGATGCAATGACCATGGAAGAAGCACGTTCGTTTGTATTGAAGAACATTAAAGTATTCAGCGAAGCAGAACAAATTGCAATTATGCGCGATATGCTTACAGAAGCACCTAGTATGATTTTAGGTCCAGATGGTAAGCCATTACAAAGTCCAACTCCTGCTCCAGCGGCCGCTCCGGCGGCAGGTGGTAATTGGTGGAGTCGTGCTAAAGATGCTGTTAAGGCAGGCTGGAACAGCGCAAAGAGCGCAGGTGGCAGTATTAAGCAGAGAATTGCAGTTGGTGCGGCTGGTGTAGCATCTGCATTAGGCTTAGGTACATTATTAAAGTCATTTAGCAACAACGATGTCGAAATGGATCCGGCAGACTTAGCAGAACTACAAAAACACTTAGCAGTTCTAGATAAATTTGGACAAGATCCTGCTGTTAAAGGCGGACTACCTGCAGATGTTCAGAAGCGTTTAGACGGTGTTATTGCTAAACTTGGCAAGTTAAAAGGTGCTAAAGCCAAAGGCGGTGCCCCTGCACAACCAGCCGCTGGTGCTCCTGCGGCTCCTGCAAAACCAGCAGGCAATAATGTTGATATTAGCGGAACAAGCGGCAACGCTATCTAAAAACAAGTAAGTTCAAAAAGCGGCTTCGGCCGCTTTTTTTACCTTTTGAAAAAATAAGCCTTGACTCTAGTCAAGCATAACTATATAATAAGTTTTATTTAGGAGAATTGCATGGGCGACAGAACCTATGGACCAGAAGAAAAAGCCAAACTAGAAAGGCTCATCAACGAAGGTGTTCAGATTCAATATGAAATTGAAAGTTTATCTGAAGGACTCAAAGAAACAGTTAAGGCAGTTGCAGAAGAATTAAATGTTAAACCTGCACTAATCAATAAAGCAATTAAGATTGCACACAAGGGTAATTGGAACGACGTTTACAGCGACTTCGATGACCTTGAAACAATTTTAGTAACTGTCGGCAAGGACAAGTAATTGGATTGGCTTACTAATTCGGTAACCAATACATATAATTGGGCCAAGCAAGATTATCAAGAATACCCGTTAAGGTTTGTTCTTGAAATTACTGCTTGGTTCATGAGTATTATGTGTGCTGTATGGATGGGCATAACATTACCTAATCCTCCATTCTTGATTTTATATCCATTGTTTATTACCCAATGTGCAATTTTTGCTTGGGCGGCATGGACACGTAAAAGTACAGGCATGGTAGCAAACTACTTACTGCTAGTCACTATCGACGTTATCGCTATTGTTAGACTGATAATTAATACATAAGAGTACGGTTTAGTCAGCCATAAATGACTCGTTTGGTATTTGCAAGCCGTAAATTGCATGGGAGAACAATTAGAATATGAGTTACGTTGACGCTCTCTTCGACAGAGAGAATGACATTATTAAAGTCGTTGAAAGAAACGACAAAGGCGAAAGGGTTTATAAAGAACACCCTGTACGCTATACATTTTACTATCCAGACGCTAGAGGTAAATTTACTTCTATCTACGGCGAACCACTAACACGGGTAGTATGTAAAAACAACAAAGACTTCCGTAAAGAACTTGCTATTAACAACGGCAAAGAATTATACGAAAGCGACATCAATCCAATTTTCGTTCATTTAAGCGAAAACTATCTTAATCAAGATGCACCTAAGTTAAACATTTGCTTCTTCGACATTGAGGTGGACTTTGATCCAGAACGCGGTTATTCAACACCTGAAGATGCGTTTATGCCAATTACTGCGATTACAGTTCACCTAAAATGGATTGACAAACTTATCACACTAGCACTACCTCCAAAAAGTGTCGGCATGGATAAGGCAAAAGAATTAATCAAAGATGTTCCAGATACACATTTGTTTGACAACGAAGCAGACATGTTAGAAACATTTCTTGATTTAATTCAAGACGCAGACATTTTAACAGGATGGAACAGTGAAGGCTATGATATCCCATATACTGTTAACCGTGTTACACAAGTATTGAGTAAAGAAGACACACGTAGGTTCTGCTTGTGGAATCAATTTCCAAAGAAACGTGAATACGAAAAGTATGGCAAGACTGCACAAACATATGATCTAATTGGTCGTGTACACTTAGACAGTCTTGAACTATATCGTAAGTTTACTTATGAAGAACGTCATACATATCGTCTAGACGCTATTGGCGAAATGGAAATCGGCGAAAACAAAACTGTCTACGAAGGCACTTTGGATCAGTTATACAACAATGACTTTAAAAAGTTTATCGAATATAACAGACAAGACGTTGCACTATTAAACAAGTTAGATGAGAAGTTAAAGTTTATCGACCTTGCTAATAAGATTGCACACGAAAACACAGTATTGTTACAAACAACTATGGGTGCTGTGGCTGTTACTGAACAGGCTATTATCAACGAAGCACATCGTAGAGGTTTTCAAGTTCCTAATCGTCCTAAGAGAGATGACGACGAAAGTACTGCGGCCGCAGGTGCGTATGTTGCTTATCCTAAAGAAGGACTACAAGATTGGATCGGTTCACTAGATATTAACTCACTTTACCCAAGTGCCATTCGTGCATTAAACATGGGTCCAGAGACTATTATTGGTCAATTACGTCCTACATATACTGACTCGATGATTCACGAACAAATGACTATTAAGAAAAAGTCGTTTGCGGCTTCGTGGGAAGGTAAGTTTGGTACTGAGGAATATGAAGCAGTAATGGCACAACGTCGAGATACAGAAATTACTATCGACTGGGAAGATGGTAACGAAACTGTACATAGTGCGGCAGAAGTATATAAAATTATCTTCGATAGCCATCAGCCTTGGATGTTAAGTGCTAACGGTACAATCTTTACATACGAAAAAGAAGGTATCATTCCTGGACTGTTAAAGCGTTGGTACGCTGAACGTAAAGAGATGCAGGCCAAACTAAAAGAGTGTATTCAAGCAGGTAATAAAGTTGAAGAAGAATACTGGGACAAGCGTCAGTTAGTTAAGAAGATTAACTTGAACAGTTTGTATGGTGCTATTCTTAATCCAGGCTGTCGTTTCTTCGATAAGCGCATTGGTCAATCTACTACGCTCGTCGGACGTCAAATTGCCAAGCATATGGCTAGTAAGGTTAACGAGATTATCACAGGCGAATACAATCACGTAGGTAAAGCAGTTATCTATGGCGACACTGACTCTTGTTATTTCTCTGCATACACTACACTTAGAAAAGATATCGAAGCAGGCAACATTCCTTGGACTAAAGAAAACGTAACTGCACTATATGATCAAATTGGCGACGAAGTAAACGGCACATTTGTTAAGTTTATGGAGCAAGCATTTCACTGCCCTCCAAGTCGAGGAGATGTTATTAAAGCAGGTCGCGAAATTGTTGGATCTAAAGGATTGTTTATTACTAAGAAGCGTTATGCTGTATTAGTGTATGACAAAGAAGGCAAGCGTAAAGATACTGACGGCAAGCCTGGAGAAATTAAGGCCATGGGTCTTGACCTTAAGCGTTCGGATACTCCTGCGTTTATTCAAGACTTCTTAAGCGATGTATTAAAGAAAGTACTAACTGGTGCAACTGAAGAAGAAGTACTAGACTTTATTACTACGTTTAGAACTGAATTTAAATCTCGCCCAGGTTGGGAGAAAGGGTCGCCTAAACGTGCTAACAACATTACCGAGTATCAGGCTAAAGAAGCCAAGCAAGGTAAGGCAAATATGCCAGGACACGTTCGTGCTAGTATTAACTGGAATACACTACGCAGAATGAACGGCGACAAGTATTCAATGCAGATTACAGACGGTGCTAAAGTTATTGTTTGTAAATTAAAAGCCAATCCATTGGGCTATACTAGCGTTGCATATCCTGTTGACGAACTTCGTTTACCTAAATGGTTCATGGAACTTCCATTCGATGATGCAGAAATGGAACAAACTATTATCGATAACAAATTGGACAACCTAATTGGTGTCCTAAACTGGGACATTAAAAGTACTGAAGAAAAGAATACTTTTAATAAACTATTTGAGTTTTAACAGGTTGACTTTGACCGAAAACCTAAATACAATCTATATTAAGGAGAATTATAATGATTAAGGACATTTTAACAGACATCGTAGCACATACTCACAGCCTAGGCTTTTTACCATTGGTTAAGATTACAGGTGCTAAAGATGCTACAACTATCGAATCAATGGCAGAGGATCGTTCTGTTATTGTCACTGCAACTGCACACAAGCCGGTTGACGAATTCGATGGCACATTTGGTATGCCAAACTTAGACAAGTTGAATCTTCACTTGAAGAATCCAGAATACAAAGAGAACGCAAAGATTGAAGTTGTCAAAGCAGAGCGTAACGGAAACTTTATTCCTGTTAACCTGCACTTTGAAAACCAAGCAGGCGACTTTCAAAACGATTATCGCTTTATGGCATCTGAACTTATTAACGAAAAGTTAAAGTCAGTTAAGTTCAAAGGTGCAAGTTGGGAAGTAGAGTTCGAGCCAAGTGTTGCGGCTATTCAGCGTTTGAAGTTGCAAAGTGCGGCACACAGTGAAGAAACTGTCTTCCAAGTTCGTACAGAAGATAACAACTTAGTATTCTTCTTTGGCGATGCAAGCACACACGCAGGTTCATTTGTTTTCCAACATGACGTTGGCGGAAAACTAAAGCACACATGGTCATGGCCTGTTGCGCAAGTTCAAAGTATTCTTAACTTAGATGGAAAGATTACTATGAAGATTGCAGACGCAGGTGCTATGCAAATTACAGTAGATAGCGGTGTTGCAGTTTATGACTACATCCTACCTGCACAAAGCAAGTAATGGCAGAAACTCATAAACGAACACTAAGCAGGGCTATAAGTTATAGAATTATAGCCCTGCTCATTACTGCACTATGGACTGGACTAAGTGCCGCCATAGCAATTCATCTTGTACTAACATTAGTTCATTACGTCCATGAACGTGTGTGGTTAAAGATAAAGTGGGGTAAAATTGAATAAAAATTTAACAGCAACACAAAACGACTACGCATACTTTTTGCCTGCAACTAGTGGTTTCTATTCTACGTTCATCGGAAAACAAAGATATGGAAACTATGTTGACCCGGCAAGAGTTCCTGCTAGTTTTAAAAACGGAGTCGAAAGTTTAAATTACTTGGAGCCTGAGAAAGGTGCTTTTTACTACGACCATTGTTTGTATTCCGCAGGTCATGCAAACTTAGACTTAAACAAAGTTGATCACAGCGAAGATATGTTTCGCAATCGCGATAGAAGTACAAGTTGGGTACTAGGAGACTCTGGTGGTTTCCAAATTGGTAAAGGTGTGTGGGAAGGCGATTGGAAAAATCCTAACTGTCCTAAAGCACAAAAAAAGCGAGAACAAGTTCTTAAGTGGATGGATGCACTTATGGACTATGGTATGTGTTTAGATATTCCTGCGTGGGTTGCTCGTAGTCCTGCTGGTCAAAAAGCCACAGGCATTACAACATACGCAGAAGCAGTCCAAGGTACTTACATTAACAACGACTGGTTTGTTAATAATCGCAATGGTAACTGTAAGTTCTTAAATGTTCTTCAAGGCGAGAATCATACTGACGCAGACGACTGGTATGATAGAATGAAGAAGTATTGCGACCCCAAAGTATATGGCGACCGCGCTTTTAATGGCTGGGCTATGGGTGGACAAAATATGTGCGATGTACACTTGGTCTTAAAGCGACTAGTAGCACTAAGGTTTGATGGCTTACTAGAAAAAGGTCAACAGGATTGGATGCACTTCTTAGGAACTAGTAAGTTAGAATGGGCTGTGTTATTAACAGACATTCAACGTGCTGTTCGTAAATACCACAACGAAAACTTTACTATTAGTTTTGACTGTGCAAGTCCGTTCTTAGCAACTGCTAACGGACAAGTATATGTTCAAACAGAAACAGAAGACAGAACAAAGTGGGTTTATAGAATGTTACCTAGTATCGACAATAAAAAATACAGTCAAGATACTAGACTATTCCGTGATGCAGTTATGCAAGACGGACACTTTAAAAACTTTGAGAACAGTCCTATTATCGATGGTGTTCAAATCAAAGACGTATGCATTTACGGTCCAGGGGATTTGAATAAGATTGGCAAGGAAGGTAAGACGTCGTGGGATAGTTTTAGTTATGCTATTCTAATGGGTCATAATGTTTGGATGCACATCAACGCTGTTCAAGAAGCCAATCGTCAATACGACGCAGGCAAGTGTCCAAATATGTTAGTTGAAGAAAAGTTTGAAAGACTCTTTTTCAAAGATGTAGTTGAAGCCATTTTTGCTACATCTAGCAGAGCAGTAGCAGAAGGTATCGTTGAAGAATTTAGCAGATTTTGGCAAACAATTATTGGTACTAGAGGTGCTGTTGGCAAGAAAACGGTTAATGCAAGTACCCAATTTGCCAAATTATTTGAAGAAACGGTTGACGAACCAGAAGAAGAGAGTGTACAATTAGGACATAGTGAAGAATTCACTGAAGACGAAATTGCTAACCTCGATAAACTGGAAGAAGGCTTAAAATGAAAAAACTGCTAGGCATTGGTGTTTTGGCTGTATTAGTAGGTGTAGTATATCAAAGTAATGCTAAAGAATCTATTGGCGTTAATGACTATTACGTAGTTCTAAAAGTACCAGCAACTGGCAACACCATTGCCTTGTCTGACAAATATAATGGTTACGACCAATGTACAAATTCCGACGAGTACATTGTTAATAACGCTCTTTCTAAACAAGCAGGCACAACTATTCGTTGTGTAAACGAATTACCAACATATAAATGAAAAGTTTGATTGTAGGTATGGGTATAGGACAGTTATATAAATCTGTCCTAACTACCCTTGGTCACGAAATAGTTACTGTAGATACCAATCCTGCCGCAGGTGCAGACTTTACAGATTTAAATGAAGCAATAAGAAAACATAGTTTCTTTCATACTGCTCATATTTGTACTCCAAATTATACACACTTGCCGTTGGCTGAAAAAATTGCATCGTACTCTAACCTCGTCTTTATAGAGAAGCCCGGTTTCTCCACTAGTAACGAATGGAATGACTTTATTAAAAAGCGACCATTTACTAGAGTTATGATGGTTAAAAATAACATGTGGCGAAATAATATTGCAGAACTAGCAGATTCTGCTAGTAAAGCAAAGAACGTTGATATCGAATGGATTAGACGTAACTGCATTCCTAGTCCAGGTAGTTGGTTTACTACTAGAGACCTAGCATTTGGTGGAGTTAGTCGTGATCTAATGCCGCATTTACTAAGCCTGTATATTGCTATGAATCCTAACTGGCGTACAGAAAAGTTAAATGGACAAGCATCTTTACAGAATTGGTTATTAGAAGATATCGACAGTACAGAATACGGTACAGTTTACCCCAACGGTACTCACGATGTAGACGACCAATGTTATATCGGCTTTGGTAGTAAGTGGACTTGTCGAGCTAATTGGCGAAGTTTAAATGACGAACGTAGTGCTATAACATTTACACATCAAGATAACAGTAAAGAAGTGTTCGAATTAGGCTGGTGTCCGGAAGAAGCATACCTAAATATGATCAAGGATGCTATTACAAACCTAAATAACACAAAGTACTGGGAAAATCAAGCGGAAATTGATTTATGGATTCACGAAAGAATTGAAAACTTATGATAGTGAAATGTTTACAAACTAACGGTCAAGGCCATTTTGAAGAAGTAGACTTTGATAAGCCTGAACCAACATCGGACCAAATTGAAGTCAAAGCAATCATGACAGGTGTTTGTCGTAGCGACATCGACATGATGCAAGGCAATTTTGGTCCCTTACCGTTAGAAATGCAAGGACACGAAGGATTAGGTGTTGTTACTAAAGTAGGCGCAGATGTTTACGATGTTAAAGTCGGAGACTTTGTTGCTACACGTGGAGAGCCTGCTTATGCAGACTTTTATAACGTAAGAGATAGAGAATTTGTTGTAGTTCCAGAAGCATCTCCTAAATATATTCTAGAACCTGTTGCTTGCGGTATTAATATTGTTCAACAAGCAGTTACAGATATCTATAAGCGTAGCGGTCCTGGTAAACGACTGTTAATTCTAGGCTCTGGCTTTTTAGCGTGGGTTGCGTACAATACTATTCGGTTGAATAGACTCGACTTTGATATTACTGTTGTAGGTAATAGCAATAAAGATATTTGGGACGGCGAACTTAGTCTTACATCCAAAGGTAAGTTTGATGTAGTAATCGATTTGAGTAGTAGAACCGATGTATTTGACGTAGACTACTTAAACAACGAAGCATTAATTATATTTGGATCGCAAAAGACAGTTACTACAGATTTTTCAAATTTACTTTGGAAGGCTTGTACTATTGTATTTCCTAGTCCCAGAACTGAAAGGTTCTACGACTGTATGAAGGATGCCGCTATTTGGATTGAAAACGGTGAACTAAAGGTTGATTATTTCTGGTCCAGGTCATATAATCGTACTACAGAATGGCAACAAGCATTTGCAGACGGTGTTAATCGTCCAGATGGCTACAGCAGAGGTTACATTAAATGGGATTAAACACTGAAGAACGTCAAGATATAGTTTACTTTACTGGCTACGAAGTAGAGCATACTATTTGTTATGGCATGAAAACTTTGTTTGTTGTTGGTACGCCTCCGTTAGAAGACATTATCTATAAAGCACGTCAGCATGATGTAAAACATGTTTACTTTGGCACTAGTCAAAGTTTTAATCCTAAATCTATTTCAAACGAAGAATACAAAGCGTGGGACGACATTATTATTGGCTGTTTAAAAGCAGACTACTGGGTTTCATTAGACTTTGGTGTTGAACACATCGAAGGTGTATTGGAATCTGGTTATAATGAATATCCTAGGTTTGTACCAATGATTAGTGTTAAACTACCATACATTAATCAACTTAACTATAACGCTACACTTAAACTGGATGACCGAACTTGGGGTGCTACAAATCCAGGCGTGTGGACACATCACTTACAGAGCCTAATGACTAAAGACAAGTACACTCATTGGGATCAGTACACTCAAGATACACCAACATGAATATCAGACAAGACGTTCGTCCTAATAAAATGATTTGGGTTACCTTTCGTAAAGAAGGCACTCACAAATATCCTGCGGCATTAACTGACCCTGCATTAGCAACAGGTGACGAATATGACGTTAGTTTTTTAGGTTATCCGCATAGACACATCTTCCATTTTAAAGTTTGGATTAGTGTTACGCACGATGATCGAGATATCGAATTTATTCAGTTTAAACGCTGGTTGGAAAACCTTTACAAAGAAGGTACACTACAACTAGACTATAAGAGTTGCGAGATGATGTCAGGCGATTTATATGACGCTATCTCCAATAAGTATCCAGGCCGTGAGGTTTGGATTGAGGTCTCCGAAGACGGAGAAAATGGTTCATTCATCAAATATTAAAGGAAATAAAGATGAAAAAAGAAGTCGTTCAGATTTTCGACGATCTAGACGCCCTGCTTGATTTCTGCAGGTTTGAACTCCTGCCGTATAATCCGGCAGATTTGTACAACCGCCAAAGTAAGGTTTGGCGTGACTACGAAGCCAGTAAGCGGCCTCGTAAGTTTGAACGCAGGGAATGGAAACCCCGCGGTCAAGGTCACTACAGGAACGGTCGTCAATGACTGTCTACTTGATAGACTTGGAGCCGGTAGAAACTCGCTATACAGCGCAGTGGAAAACCCACCTACCGGCTATTCTAAAAAAGAGAGGACACGATGTTCAAGTTATTGCTGGCCCTACGGATATTCCTAGTGCAACCACTCCTGGCGCTTTTCTTAATTTTGGTGGCACCAATATATATAAGTCTAGCCAAGTTGAGCAACTGGGCCGTTTATTTTGTAACGGAGCCATTCATCCCGGCGATCACTTTATCTTTACTGATGCTTGGCACCCTGGTATCATAAACTTAAAGTACATGAGTGAACTATTAGGTATTCCTGTAGTCACACACGGACTTTGGCATGCTGGTAGTTATGATCCGCAAGACTTTTTAGGCAGACTTATCGGAGATGCTCCTTGGGTAAGACTTGCTGAAGAAAGTTTTTATAACGCATATGATCATAATCATTTTGCTACAGACTTTCATATTGAATTGTTTGCTAAAACATTTAGCGACGGAAACCCTTATTGGGCAGACTATCAAAAAAATAAAGGGAAGATTGTACGCACTGGCTGGCCGATGGAATATATGGATTCTACCTTAAGCATGTATAAAAACATGCCTAAGAGAGATTTAATTTTATTCCCGCATCGTATTGCTCCCGAAAAACAAGTTGAAATCTTTAGAGACTTAAAAGAACATTTGCCGCAATATGAGTTTGTTGTTTGCCAAGATCAACAACTAACAAAGAACGAATATCATAATTTGTTAGGCGAAGCAAAGTTAGTGTTTAGTGCTAACTTACAGGAAACGCTAGGCATTAGTTGGTACGAAGGTGCCATTGTAGATGCCATTCCTATGGTGCCTAATCGTTTAAGTTATAAAGAAATGGCATTTGATCAGTTCAAGTACCCTAGCGAATGGACAGAAAATTTCGAAGCATATACACAGAATCGAAAACATGTTATTGATAAAATCATTAGTTACATGGATTTTTACGAAGGATTCTTACCTGTGCTAAGAAAACAAACCCAAGCACTAACTGATCAATATTTTTCAGCAGGCGGATTGTATGGACGACTCGGATCTTAGTAATATTTTAAACGATAACATTACAATATCGGGAGGTGTTGCGTCTTCGGGCACTTCTTATACTATTACTTTGGATCCAAGTCTGCTTACTTCTACTACCAGTTCGGTTTATTTAGGAAACACTGGTGCAGTATCCGGTACTTATACTATCGGAACATCGTCCGACTCCATTAATATTTCTGATATTCTTAAAGGTTGGGACTCCACTCCGTTTGAAGACGGATTCCCAGATTGGAACGACTTTCAAAAAATGTGCGAAGAATATCCTGGCTTAAAAATAGCCTACGAGCACATGAAAGTTTTTTACAAACTATCAATCGACGATTGGAAATCAAAGAAAGAAGGTGAAGGCAATGTTTAAGGCATTTTTAAAATTACTAGATAAACTCGGACGTAAACGAATTGTTATGGATCGTCAAGATAACGAGCCATATTTGGAGAGATATTATGTTTTTCTTAAGGACAGAAAGTGGTTTCCATTTAATGTGTTTGTACATAAGTTTCTTAAATCAGATCCCGATGATGTGCATGATCATCCATGGCCTTACGCTACTTTGATTCTCAAAGGCGGATATTGGGAATGGTTGCCACAGTTTAACAAAGAAGGCAAGAAATTTGGAGAAATAGCCGTATGGAGAGGGCCTGGCCATTTCCGTATGTGTAAAGCAGAAAGTTATCACAGAATTGAACTCGATCCCGGAGTTGAATGTTGGACGCTTTTCATGCCTGGACCACAAAAGAGAGAATGGGGATTTCTCGTTAATAATAAATGGATTCCAAATGACAACTACCTACAGCACAAGTCAGCCAGTCATAAATCTGCCTTATCCTAACACAGTCAGTACTACTGGAATAACTTATACAATGAGCTATCAGTCGCCGCCGAGTAATTTTCATGATGGGACTGATCCTGTTATGGTTATTCCGCATGGTTCCAAAAGTGTTCAGATTCCAAAAACTGCCACACTCGATGTTATTGGCACAGTAAAAATAAACGGATTAGACTTAGAAGAACGGTTAAACACAATCGAAACACTATTGCAAATTCCGCAAAGAGATGTTACAATGGAGTCTAAATATCCGAAACTTGCAGAACTGTACAAACAGTATATGCGAGAATTGGAAAAACTTAAAACTTGGGACGCACTAAAGGAATCCAAATGACTGAAGAAAAGAACTTTAAAATTGAATTTGCACCTGGTTGTTTTAACCAGTTCGAAGGTACACAAGAAGAACTAGACGGACTTGTTGCAGAAATTCAAAAAATGTTCGAAGGTAAAACTCGCGAAGAAATCGAAGCAATGAGTCGTCCACTATCCGACGAGGACTTCGACGATTTGCCCGACGAAGTTAAAGAACAACTTGCAAACTTTGATTCCGAAGATTTGGCAGATGAATTTAAAAGGAAATTACAATGAGAGAATTACACCCAGACGTTGCTCAATCAGCAAAAGAGATGACTATTAAAGAAAGCGAAGGTTTTAGACTTCGTATGGAAAAGTGGGAGGCAATTAGCCCTAAGGGATTGTTTGCCGTTGATCTTATCCAAGAAAGTCTAGACGAAGACGGAAATGTAAAGTACGCAAGTACATACAATTTCAATATGACTAAGGAAGAATTGCAAGCTCTCGCTTATGGTTTAACTTCATGAAGAAAGTTTTCTATTCTTGGCTCGACGTGCAAGGAGCAGTTTTAGACATTGCTCGACAAATGTCAGCACACGAGTGGAGACCCGACTATATTGTAGGTATTACCCGAGGCGGACTTATTCCTGCTAATTTGCTAAGTCAATATACTGGCATTAAGATGCATACACTTAATGTCAGTCTTCGCGACGGCGATGGTGGCGAGAGCAATTTATGGATGGCTGAAGATGCTATCGGTGTTGTGCCTAGCGAACGTAGTGCAGAGTTTGGCGGGCATAAGCATGTAGAACGTCTTAAAAAGAAAATCCTTATTGTCGACGATATCAACGATACAGGTGCTACTATTAATTGGATTAAGAAAGACTGGCCTAGTGGTTGCTTTCCTAGTTCTGACGAATGGAGTCAAGTATGGGGAGATAATGTTCGATTTGCTGTATTAACACACAACTATGGTAGTCAGTTTAAAGACCCCGACTATCATGCATGGACTGTAGATAAGCGCCAAGATGACTGTTGGTTAGTTTATCCGTGGGAGGAGTTTTGGAGAAATGGCAACTGATTTGGAGAGAGCACTCGATGAACGACAAGTACCTTGGAAA